CAGATCTCCCGTTCACTGTCCTTCGGATCAGCCATGCGTACGGGAAAGCGTTCGTCTAAAGCGTCGATTAAATCTTTGCTTAAATCGGGCAATTTTCTTTCGATAGTGTAACGCACGATGCCTAACCTACCTGTTAAAACGGGTCTGGGCGAGTTAAATCTTCATCCAGCTCTCCCGTAACCCCATGAATTATATGAGAATATTTCCGTTTTTGTGCTGTGGTGAACTCTTTAGGCATCCATAAATACTTGAGCTTCTTGTGCTTGTGGTTGTACTCATCCTTACGTATCAAGTACGCCATCCATGCGTTGGTCAGTGCTTCTTCCTCGGTCATCCCTGCGTCGCTGTACGCCTTTAACACGGTTTCCCAACTCGCTCCGTTGGTATCTAGCAACCGCTTGGCTTTGACTTGGCCTATGCCTGAAACGCCTTTGAACCCATCGACCGAATCACCTGCTATGGTCTGCATCAAGTGGTAGGCGTCCGCTTCTTCTTCGGTAATCTCATGTAGCTCACCACGGTTGAAGTCGTAGAACGTACAAGGTACGCCTTTGAAGTCTTTGTCTATGGAAACGATTATCCGTTTGTCGCTACGGTTGGGTCGTTCGGTTGCGAGGATTGCAAGCACGTCGTCGGCTTCGAGGTTAGGGTAGATTACCGTACCGTATTCTTCTGCCATCCAAGCACGTATCGGATCTAGTCCAATCGGTGCAAACTTAGAACGTCTGTTAGCTTTGTAGTCAGGGAACAGTTTACGTCGGAAGTTGTTCTTGTCGGAGATGGCGAGTATGAAGTCGTCGGCCTTCAACCTTTTCTTAAACGTCTCAAGACGATCCACGATCCAAGTCTTGGCTAGGGCTAGGTCGGTATGTACCGTCCACAGTTCTTCGTCCCATTGAATGTTAGCTTGAGCCGTGAAGGCTGATTGATATGCCAGTACATCGGCGTCTATTAGCATTGTTGTTTTGTTGTTCATTATATCCTTTCGTTTTGTTTAATGTTTGTAAAAGATCGACCAGTCTTCTCGGTAGGTTTGAAACTTACTCGACGACCGTTTGGCTTCTGCATATAAGTTAATGGTTTTAGGCATGGTGATTGAGGACGGTATCAGATACCAAACACGGGCTGGATCGATCCAACACGCTATAACATCAACGTCCTTACCGATCCTAGACTTATTAGCTCGACCGCTACTGGTCGTAATCTTGTACGCAGTCCTGTCGTTTGGAATTACTGTAGATGTGCCTTTGACTTGTACCTTCAACGACCCCGACGGACACACTACAACAAGATCCCAAGCAACAGGAATAGTAGGTATGTTAGGAACGAATCCCCGTCGTAACACTTCGGCTTGGAACTCTGCCTCGTAGACAGCTCCGCTCAATACGTTTGCAGATACCACAACGACTTAGTGTGTTTCCGCCCAGTTCTTTCCGACCTTGTATTCTCCATCCAATGGACATCGCATCTTCAACGCTATGCCCGCCTTCTTGATCGAATTGACTGCAAGCTCACCGTACATCTTGGTATGCTTCGGCGTGACCTCCGCTTGAAACTCGTCATGGACGTTGGCTACGAAAGAGTACTCCCTGCCTACTGCCCATCCAATCTTAGTCAACGCCCCGTGTAACAGGATGATAGCTTCTTTCATTACGACTGCACCTGCTGACTGTAACAACGTGTTGAGAGCTGCGTGGTCGGATCTTATCGGTAGCTTCCTACCGTCCAGTCCTGTCAGGTATCCCTGCCTACGCACCTTCTCTTCGACTGCTATCTTCAGTTTGTTCAACGCAGGAAGCGACGCAAGGAAGCGGGCCTTTAACATCCGACCTTCCTTTGCCGTACCTCCTACTATTTCCCCAATCTTCGCATCACCCGCGCCGTATAAGAATGCATAGATAAACGTCTTCGCTTGGTCACGTGTCTCCAATCCCGCCGCCTTTTGATTGACCGAGTGAATGTCCCCTTCGATTACGTTCTTTCCATAATGCCCGCCGTCAAAGCCAGCAAGGTAGTGTGCAAGCATCCGTAGTTCCAACCCGCTAGCATCGCACCCGACTAGGTCGTACCCTTCTCCTGCTTTGAATAACTCCCTGCATTGCTGACCGTAAGGTGAACGAACGGCTGGTACTTGTGCCATGTTAGGAGACGAGTGAGTGCATCGACCTGTCACTGCTCCGTTAGTGTTGACCCGTCCGTGTATCCGTCCGTTACGTACGCATTTGATCCAAGCGTTGTCACCTTCAGCTAACATACCAAGACGTTTGGTAACCATCAGATAGTGCAGGAGCAGTTGAGCCGATGGATGCTTGACCGACTTCAGCACTGCTTCGTCAATCTTAGGTTGTCCGTTCGGAGTGTGTTGCGTAGGTTTCCAACCAAGAGCTTCCAAGCGTTCGCCTATTTGCTTTTGACTAGATGGGTTGAACGGTATGGTCTTCGTCTTGTTCTCACATTTAGTTGCTTTACTAGCTAACGCTTGTACCTTACCGTCCAGTTTCAACGCCTGTTTCAACTTGGCCTTTGTTTCAGCAGTGTACGTTACGCCGTCTGTTTCTACCGTCCAACCCGAAGGCGTCTTCATCTCTTCTATGTTAGGTGGAAAGATTCGTTGAAGCTCGTCTAACAGTTCAGCCCGTTTAGTAGTAAGCTCGGCAATCAAGGCGTCCGCTTTCTTGGAGTCAAACGCAAACCCAACCATCTCCTGCGCTCGCATGATACGGGCAAAGGCGTGTTCAAGATTAAGCATACGCGTGTCGGGATTCTTCTTTCTCAGGTAAGCTCCAACAGCAGCAGTAACAAGAACGTCTCGTTCGCAGTACTTCTTCATCTCTTCGGTGTACTCGTCGAACGCTCCTTCCTGTTGTCCGAAGTCTAGCTTGAACATACCGCCAAGGCGTTCGCCCCATGCCTTCAAGCTATGCGATCCCCATAGTTCTTTCGGGAACTTGCTTCGCTTCATGTCGGCTGTACGAACGTCCGAATGTACGGCACGACAAGTAATCATCGTGTCAAGTATCCGACAGTTAGGCGACCAGTTGTACAGCTTTTGTAGGGCGGGTATGTCGAAGCCTAATACGTTGTGACCTACGATTGTATCCGCTTGGTTCAACATACTCAGTCCTTGCGGGATACCGTCACCGTGAAACGTAAGCATACGGTCTTTGACGGGATCGAAGATACTCATACAATGAACGGTCTTTAGGTCTTCGAGTAAGGTGAAGTCTTCAAGCCCGTTAGTCTCGATGTCGAAGTACAGTGTTTGGAATGCTTTGTTATTCATAGCAGTTTAGAACGGAGTATTCGCATCCATCGCTTGATTGTTATCGTTGTCAGTTGCAAACATCTGCGTATCAGTTTCATTTAATCTTCCTGTTTTCTGGTCGAATAAAAGCGTAGTAGCCAGTCCAGTTTCTCCACTGAATCGGTTCTTCAATACTCTTATTCGAGTTTGGTTGGCGTCGGACTCGGACTGTTGGTTACGTTCCAACCCGATGACCATGTCCGACAGTTGTGGTATGGCATGAGATCCGCGAAGGTGAGCTAGACTTGTTACCGCTCCTTCTTCGTGACCCGCACCTTGTGGTCGTTTCAAATGACTGACCAACACCATCCCGCATTGCGTCTCTTCAACGAGCGATCGTAGTCGTGTCATTGTGTTATCGATCAAGCGTCGTTCGTCGTCTCCGTCAAACCCACTCACTACTATCGATAGGTGATCAAGGAATATCCACTTGCAGTCCAGTCCTTTGCATAGGTATCTGATTCGGTTAAGTAGATTATCACTGTCACAACTGCCGAAGTGATCGTATGTATAGAAGCGTCCGTTCCCTACCGTCTCTTCAAACGCAGGTCGCAACGCTTCATGGTGGACGTCCTTCTCAAGATGCAACGGTTTGTTCTCATGCAACCCGATGATGCCCAAGGCTGTCCGTCTTACACTCTCTTCCAAGGCAATGTACCCGACCGTCTCACCTGCCTGTAACAAGGAGTAAGCAGCTTCACGACAGAACAATGACTTCCCTATTCCACTACCCGCGCATACCGTAACGAGTTCTCCTCGCCTCAAGCCGTGTGTCATGTCGTTCAAGGTTTGATACGGATACGGTTGGGACTCGACGTTGTTTACTTCCGTGATCTTATCCCACAGTTCGTTTGCTCCGATGATACCGTCAGGTCTGTAGTCCCTAGCTTCAAACGTTGCTTGGCATATCTCCTTCGCACGGTTGGCGACAAGCATATCGTTCGGGTCTTTCAACGGAAGCTCTGCTATCTTAGCCCGACCTGGAGTCAACAAAGCAGCACATTCAGTCGCGCCCTTGCGTCCGCTGTCGTCCATGTCGAACATGAATACGACTTCATCGTACCGTTCGAGCCAGTCAAGAGCTTGAGCTACGTGGTTCTTCGCACTACCTGCACCGTGAGGTACGGATACGACTGCCCACTTGTTACCGAACGCTTGAGACACGGACAGTGCATCGACCTCGCCTTCGGTTACGATTACCCGCCGTCCTCCGTCTCGCCATAGGTGTTGACCGTACAGTCCGATGAGTTCACCTCGCACCTCGAATCGTTTGTCTGCGTATCGGATCTTCTGACCGACAAGCTTACCGTCACGACTGCGGTAGTTAGCAACTTGAGCCTGTTCATTATCGACCATAGCAGAATGGTATCCCCACTTCTTGCATGTCTCTTGCGTCAGGTTTCGACGGGCAATGGCAGTAGGTGCGCCGTTGTTTACAAAAGGTCGGGTGTTCTTGGGTTTGTTAGTTTCATTCGTTATTGGTATTTCCATTCGTTCTTTCTTGTTGGGTTGGGTGTTCTCGCCACAGCTAAAGCAATGACTAGACCCGTCTACGTATGTTGATCGGGCATCGCTCGAACCGCAGGATGGACACGACGTGTGGACTTGCTGGTATTCAGCCATGATTTCGGTATCGTTTTGTCACAGTATTTAATTCCTTTCTTCTCGCACCACATTGCGTAAGAAGTCTTCGACCCCTTGCGTAGTTTGTTCGATGCGTTTTGAAAGCAAAGACGGACGTCGAGTTCGGGATGTTGTTCACGAATTAGCAGGTGTTTAGTCCTGTCTTCTGAAGTCCATAGCCCTTTGGTCTCAACGATGATTCCGTTAGGTAGTATGAAGTCAGGCGTATACGTTGCTAGTTTCATGTACTCAATCTTTGTACTTTCGTACTCGAACTCGACGCCCAACCGCGTTAGATAATGTGCGGTCTTTGCTTCGAATCCAGATCGGTACTTAGAAGTTCGCTGCGCTGGGCGCTTCTTCCTTTTCCGTTTGGTCATTAGCAGGTTGGTTCAATGTTTCTTCGAACGTTTCTCCTCCGTGTTGATAACCGCCTTCTTCTGCGGAGAAACCGAACGCCGATGCGTTCTCACTTGCCCCGACCGTTTCGAGTTCGATGATCTGAACGCCGTGCGGTTCAAGAGTCATGCCGAATCCGTGGGCTGCGACGTACCAGAACCTGACCTTAAGTCCGAGTTTGATACGACTACCTGCTCCGATGATCTTGTCGTCAGTTACGGGGTTACCTGCACTGTCGAACCGAGCGACGGTAAGCTTGTACTCGCTACCATCCTTACGTTTTCCTCCGCCTTTGAGCTTGGTCTTAACGACGTGGTTGTTTTCATCGTCGATGGAGAACGGGCTGTTTGCTTGCTTCAGTTTCTTCTTCGCTTGCTTGAGACATTCTGCTTGGTAAGCTTCCTCGTACAACGGGGTGATCTGCTTCTTCAAGTTGTTCCATTCGTCTTCTTTGAGAAGCAACTCGCAACGGTAAACGCCGTAGCCGCCTTCGTCGAATTTGGTGTCAGGCGTGTTGAGCCAGCAGTAGCGGGCGGTTCCTATTGGTGTAGTTATTGTTTTCATTGGTCGGTGTATTGACATTAATCGCTCCTTTTAAGCGTAGTGTTATGCGAAGAAATAATCAGAACCCAGCACTTCAAGCGGATCGAGCGATCCATAAAGGGGCAGGTCTGGTAATTCCTTCTTGGTTTGTTGTTTGATCTCATCACGGAAACCCGCGAGTAGATCGGTTGTGAAAATTTCAGCGGCTGACTTTCGGATCAACACGCCTAGTCGGTCGCACTTGTTACAATGCGTAGCGAACGAGTCGTGAACCATAGCCAACGATGTGATGTCGTGTTCCTTTGCGTAGTTGGCTGTGCTTTGAGCGACGCTTGCGTCAAGACTGTGTACGAAGTTAGGACTAATACCGTTAGCTTGGCGTATCTTATCCAGTTCATTCAAAGGTTCTTGCCACTTGACAAACGAGATTTTCTCGCCGAGTAGCGTAAAGATACGGGTAGCTTTAGAGTTCGCGTACTTCTGTTTGATGTGGAAGCCAAGCGGGCTAGTCCATTCGACTGCCTTGCCTTCGTGTCCGAGTATGCGAGCAACGTCCTGCAACCACTTCATCACTGCGTTCGGGCGGTCTAGACATTCGTCCATTGCTTTCCATACAAGCTTGGACAACTGACCAATGGCGATCATTGCTTCGTTACCGAACGGATCAAGCTCGTTCTTTAAACACTTGTCAGCATACCATTCGGCTACGTATTCCCTGCAACTGTATCGCGTACCGCCGTAGGGCTTGACCATGACGGGTCGCTTGGTCGTCTTCCTGTCTACTCCAAACTTTAACCAAGCCGTTGCGATGTGGTCACCCTTCTTTGATGCAATCAACAACAGCTCATTGACTCGGTCGGACACGAAAGAATAGAGGTCGGCGGGTTCGTCAGTTTGTATAACGTTTGTAGCTGCCCCGCCGACCTCATCCCTTCCCAACAACGAAAGGATTTGTATGCCGTTGTTCGATGCGTCCATTGCCACGGGTAGTCGGGTCTTAAATCCCCTGCCCCCGCACTCCAACATCGCACCCCATTCGAAACAGAACGCCAAGAACTGCCAAGGCTCGTCTGCTTCCGTCCACCAATCGTTAGTAATTGGATCTTTGCATACTTCAAATATTTCTTTCTTCCTGCTGTGTACCCATGCAACCCGCTCGTCAAAGGTGATCTTGTCGTTACCGAATTGATTGGCTCCGTGGATAGCTAACCATCTAGCTTCGGTGTCAGGTTGCCAGATCGTTTGAGTCTCGCTGAATTGTAGCAAAGACTTGGCAAGATCCGTACCTTGAGGCGACAGGAAGTACGGTATCGGATACATACGTCCACGAAAGTCGAGCTGATGTGGGTAGTAAAAGTGTTTACCTGCGTACTTCTCAGCCAACCACAACGTCTTGATGATGTGCAGTCGTTGGCTACGCATGGACAAGTTCAAGTGGTGGATAGTCCCGCACTTACGACTAAATTCTTTCTTCAGTTCCTTATCGTGTTCAGCTTGAGGTGGAAAAGGAGGTAGCTCGTAGTCTGATCGGCGACACATTTCCCCAATTTCGCGATCATTATCCCATGCCCAACGAGCTACCTCCAACACCCTATCGTTTACCGTCCACGAAGTAGATTGTACGTGATTGACTGCGTCGATAACGCGCTTCATGTCGCCCGTCTCCAACCCACGCAGGTAATCCATGTCGTACGTCTTAATCAAAGTCAAAGGCGGTAGCCCCGCGTCGGGATCGTAGCCCCCATGCCACGCCGATACCCAATCGCGAGGAGCTTCCACCGTAGGTAACCACAAGGGTCGCAATACTTCTTGGTCTGCGTTGTATCGTTGTATCCAAGCGAACAAGTCGTCGGTTGCAGTGACGTACATGACCGTCTTTTGACGCTCGCCTATGACCTTGAAAGCTATGTAGTGGGTAGTCGTGCGTATAACTTCCAACAACCACGTACCCATTGCTACCTTGTCCCGTCTACTCCAAGTCTTCCATCGCTCCATGTTCCCCTTCTTACCTTCGCCACGTTCGTGACGCATGAAAGCATCCACCTTGCGTTTGTAGCTACGCTTGCTGTCCTTCTCGACGTCCTTGGCTGCGTAATGAAACACGCTTGGATGTTCAGCCTTGAGCCAACGGTAATGTAGTTCGTCTTCGATGTATGAAGATATGCGAATGGAAGATGAGACGAGTGGACGACGCTCGCATATCCCATCAAGCGTACACTTTAATGCAAGCATACCAATGGTCTGCGGTTCCATGTCCCAGATCAACGGCAACCAAACAGGTACGGCGTGTGGGTTCTTACGATGATACTCAATACGCTTGGTAATCTCGTCGATTAGATTCGGTAATCCACCACGCATGAGTCGCTGACCGTACGCAGACTCGGACTCCTTGCCACGATCCTGTGCGGACTTCACCTTGTTGCGGTAGCGGGCAATGCCCGACTCCACCATTTCTAGGTTAAGCTCTAGCTGATCCATACAACTCGCTCCAAAGTATTCTTACCGCACGTTCACAGGTCGCAGGGACAACGCCATTACCTAGTAATCTCAATCGATCAGTCCTGTTGGCAACTGGGTCAACCCGACAGGTACGCCCATGAGTTGCTCCACCCAGTTCGCATTTAATTTCCCTTTCGTCTCCCTCGCTTCGGGTGTCATCACTTGCGAATCCAGAGCCGACGGAATGTTCTCCCCGTTCGGCCCTTTCCGATCCCCCCTGCATTGAGATGAGCTTTGGTTTCCCGTTCTTGGGGTCTTCCAGAGTTCTCGGTTCTTCCCACTCGTATTGTCGTTCGTTGGGACGGGCAGGGAATTTTGCTGCTTTGCTTCCTCTGCGAGTCTGACCATTGCAGTCATGTTCATTGCTCCTGCCTTCCGCTTGCTCAACGTCTCGTAACTCTCTGTGCTTTCCTGTGCGCGTGGAGTTGGCCAATTCTTCATCCGATTGAGGTCTCGACCCAAGCACTTCTGATTGCTGTCTGCTTTCGTCCTCGCTCCCTCGACGTAATCGCTCGCTTGTGGCGTACCCCATGACAAAGACTCTTTTGCGTTGGTGTGGAGCGCCGACTTCGTTCGCACTAGCCACGCACCACGACGTTCGGTAACCTCTTTCTTCCAAGTCTCGGAGGACATATTTAAGTACGGGTTCTCCGTCTCCTGTCTTGGCTGTGATGATTCCTTCGACATTCTCAAGCAACACGACTCTTGGTCGGCAAGCGGTAATTCCATTTGCGATCCACGGGTACAGGTGTCTTGGGTCGTCGGTTGATTGTCGTTTGCCAGCGGAGGAAAAGGGTTGGCATGGGAATCCCGCAGATAAGATGTCCACGCATCCACGAAATTTGTTGTATGGGAACTGCTTAACGTCCGTGAAAACAGGAGCTGCATCCATTTCATTTTCTTCAGCCTTCGCAACCAAATTTGCGATTGGGAATCCTTCCCTCTCCACGAAAGCGATTGTTCGCAGGTTCGGGAAAAGATTTCGCAGTCCTCGTCCAACTCCGTCGTAGCCACTACATAGACAGAGGTGATTGACGGGTGCTTCGGTAATATAACCGTTATACTCATCGTTCATTCGTTTGTTTGATTGTTAGATTTAACAAATAAAAAGTGCAACATGCTGTCAAGAACTTTTTTCAAGCACGTCTCTTGCGTTCTCCAAGTTCTTCGGAGCTACCTTGGCGTACCTAATCGTAGTGCTTATGGATTTGTGTCCGAGGAACTCTTGAACGATCCGAAGATCAACTCCACGCTGTACCAATCGGGACGCACACGTATGTCTAAGACAATGCGGTATGAACTCCTTGTCCGTGCCTAGTCCGATCATGTGCTTCATGGTTTTCCATGCGTGTGAGAACGCGTCTTGCGTGAACGTAAACAACGGTTCGTGTGTATCTACTTTGTGGTTACGTTGCAAGGCGTCCATCGCACGGGTAGTGAGCGGTACGGATCGAGACTTACCGTTCTTGGTGTCCCATAGATAGATGACCCGTTCTTCGGCGTTCACATCACGACCACACAGCTTGAACAGTTCACCCGTACGCAAGCCAGTGTCTACCAAGACTTCGCAGAAGTCCGCCATCTCTTCACGTCCAATCTCTCGAAACTTGGCAAGCATCTTGGCCTCTTCCTGCTCGTTGATCCAACGCATACGACCTTCGGGTTCACGCTTACGTTCGATGATTGGCATACGACTGATGTACCCACGTCGGTACGCGTGTTTAAGCATCTTGCTGACCGCCGCTAATCGTCGGTTAATCGTGCCGTTACTCTTGCCGTCTCGTTCGAGTTGATACACAAGGTCGTCAAGCAAACGCTCATCAACTTCCTTGACTGAACGACTAGCACCCAAGCGGAGGTACACGTCCTTTGCGTTACGCCACAAGCTCAACTCGCTCTTGCATCCACGCCAATGTCGGTTAAGTACTTCCTCGGCAAGTTCACTTAAGTTCATGACGATTGCCTTGCTACTTTGAACGACGTCAAGGCTGATGTCCTGACCTGTTCGTACCTTTTCTTTCATCAAACGTAGCCACTCGTCGGCTTGCTCGTACGTATCGAACGAAGGTCTAAGCCTTAGTCCGTTTGGAGGAGTGTAGTTCACTTGGAATCTCTTACCTCGCGGGTTAATTGTTGCCATAATTCGTCCTTTCGTTTTGTTGGTCGGCGGGTTTTAAAACTAACCGATTCAAGAAGCAATCTTTTTATTAAAGTTCTTGTAATCGATCTCACAACTCGGTCGGGTACGCTCAAGAGTGGTGCGGTATTTCTTCCCGTTCTTGTCGATTGCAAGCTGACATTTCGCCCAGAATCTGTCGGTTGCTTCCTTCATTTCTTCAGGTGATACGATAGTGGAAAAGCCTACGTCTGCCCAAGCTCCTGCCTCGGCGTTCGATATGATCTGTTGTTGGAACGAACTCATAGCAACACCTTTCTGTTAACCAAGTTGTCGGGTATGCCCGCTTCGCTCGCGTGATTGTCGTTGCTCGGTTTGAATCCACGTCTACGGACTAGCCAAACCTCGCCTCCAAGTTCACGTACCATCGTTGCTTCGTTCGGGAAACGTAGATCATCAATAACCATCGGCGACGCTTTATTATCCATGTCCTTGACCAACCTTTCACGTAACATCAGCATCCATATGTCTTCGGTTATTAATTTTCTAGCCCAATCCGTGCCAAGCGTCTGTAAAAGATAACGACCTGTGACGTGCTTCGGATAGTTAGGAATCGGTAACTCCTTTTGCTCCAAGATATACTCGTCAGGAAAGACCGACATAAGCATGGTCTTTAACGGCGTTGCAAAGGAGTACACGTGTCCATGCTGTCCTGCTATGAACGAAGCGTACGTAGACTTACCGACGCCTTTAGCGCCACATAAGCCGATTAATTTAGGTTGTAGTGTCATAATAATTCGTCGGCGGATTTAAAGTTTGAATTTAATTCTTCGTAGTTTTCGTATCCCTTGTACAAGTACCAATCGATGTTGCTGAACAGGCGTCTGTGTCCACCTCCCCATTTATCACATCGCCAAAGCTCAAAGACTCCGACGTCATACGGATCGACTTCACGGAACAACCAATGATGTAAGCGCTTTAGTTTATCGTCACATACGGGATGCTTGTTTTCAATCTCCCAAAACTGAAGAATAAAATCACGTTCTTTATCGTCGTTTTCAAGTTTGATAAGACGCGTTCCATCGGGAATAAAAGGAGGAATCATATCGCTTTTTAGTTCTTCAGTATCCCAGTTGGATATCTCAGCATAACCTTGAACCCATTCATAAGCCTCTTTAAGCCTTTTTCTTGCTCCGTTTTTTTGAATGTCAGGAAAATGCTGACGCAGTAAGTTAAAACTTTCCGCTTCGGTATAGTTAAGTTTCATAATTGATGAGTCTCCAAGTCGTCGGGTATTTCAAAGTCGTCGTCCTGTTCGGGTACGTCGTCCCAATATTCGTCGGCAATGTCGTCGTCGTTTGGTTCGATTGCTAGGTCGTTAGGGTCGATCATTATAGTATTACTTTCTCCGTGGTTTCGATCCATACCTTGGCACCACAAGCGAGCGGTTTGTCGGGTGAATAGATCAACGTCGTCTTGTCTCCGATCTGCGCACGAAAACCCTTGTGGTTGTTAGCGCTCGTCTTGACTGTTACGACAGGCTTGAGGTCGCACGTATTCCAATTCGCCTTCGCGTTGTGCTTGATGTTATGT